GATACATTCTCCAGTTTGATGGACTTCCTACTGAATATTGAGCATCGGATGCTTTCGAAAGAGCAAGGTGTTTTTCGAGAATTGTTCCAGCATTACCAGTAATGGCTCCATTAGAATCAATTACAACAACGTGAACTTCATCAAATCTACCACCTCTTGAATCACTATATTCTGAAGTAGATGGTTTCTGTGCAATATTATTCCAATTGAGGGTTGCAATGGTTGTAACACCAGTTGATCCGGCAAATTTAGTTGTTACATTAATTCTTTGAGCATCAAACCAGTCTGCACTTGCACTTACTGTCGCTGTTGCAACTACTGCATTGACAGAATTGACGAGACTTATTGCACTAGATCCTGTTGAGAACAGATAGTTACCATTTTGTTGGTAATCAACTGCGGTTTCTCCACCAGAACCATCTACAATAGAAAGTACTTTAACTGCAACTTGATTCGTTGAGAGACCTGCTGCTGCCCCTACACCAGTGACAATACCTTTAAGGTATCCAGTGCCAGTTGATGTTGTTCCTACGCCAGAGAGAACCTTATTGAAGGTCTGAGTAACTCCCAAACCAATTACAGCTGCGCCAGTATTTGGAATAGTTAAAATTTGGTCAGCAAGACCATCAATAATTGCTACTTGAATACCGTCTGCCCAAGATCCTGGGTTTTGAGCAGCAACGGTAACTCCTGTAATTATGTTCTCAGAATATCCAAGTTGATTATAATGCTCAATACTCTTAATTTTGACACTACTTGCTGTCCCAACAAAGGAGTTTTTTAGATCTTCATCATCAGATCTAACTACTCTCAATGAACCGCCATATGCCAGATAAGACGATGCAACTAACCAATTTTCGTAGTGCTTATCCGTTGGATATGGATCACCAAAAATGTTTATTAAATCATTTTCAGTTTCTACTATGGTGGGAGTACCTGTTGGACCTTTTGTGAAGGGTGCAACAATAGCGCCAATTTTATCGGAAACTGGATTGACTCTTCCAGTGGTTAAATCAACTTCCTTAACTATAATCCCAGGAGATGCTAAATTTAGCGGCATCTTTTGTTCTCCGTATTATCCAGAATTATCTAAAAGTATTTATAAATTCCTACCCTTTCACCGGACTATCGGTAATCCCAAGTATGAGAACGGTCACCATATTCATCTACGTGCCAAATTTCTGACGTTTGTAACTTATTTTCTTCTGTTGCAAATATCCACCTATCACCAGTTTCTGGTTCAATAAATGCTTCCATTTCATCAAGTCCATCTACAATAAAACCAAATGGTGACATATCTTGTTCAATTTGGTTTTTCTGCTCCTCATAAATTCTTTTGCGAACATCATTGTTCGTCATTTCTTTAAAATAATCTTGTGCTATTAACCAAGAGAATATAACAAGGCACATTGCCAAGTCATCATTGCAACCTTCTTCTGCTTCAAATGAATTGTGCTTATGAATGAAAGTAGTTAATTCACTGATAATTTCATAATCATTAATCAATAATTTATCATCTTCAATAATTGTTCTTAAATTGGAGCATCCCAACTTTTTAACTGCGGCAGTCATACGAACACCAAGTTGAGATTTTTTACCACTAAACCCCGAACCTACAATTTGACCTGCACGACCTCTCATTGCACACATTAGAACATTGTCATACTCAAGATCAAAATGAAGAATACTTGCCACCTGATCTCCAATATCATTTACTTCAATGAGTAACCAAGACTCATTATATGCCTTTGCAACCTCGTAAATGATGCTTGGAAACATCATCGGTTTAATTTCATTATTTCTATATTTGACTACTTGCCTATAAGGAAAATCGGTAATGTCAAATACAATAAATGCGGAATAATCATTACCAACTCCACGGGCAACATCAACGGTGATTAGATAATTATGATCTTCCTTTGGATTTTCATAAATGTCCAGACCTTTATTTCTTTTTATTGGATCAGTATATACAAGGGTTCGTAGTTTTGATGGATTAATTAAAGTATCGACAGATCCTAAAAATTCACAGTTATGAGATATTATATCATTTGAATAATATAAATGGTCAATACCAGAATTTACAATATCATATAGATCTATTTGTTGCTCAATGATTTTTGATTTTTTTAAAAAACATCCACCATCCTTAGTATAAATTTCTGTAAATTTGTCCAAATCCTTTGCTTTAATTATTCCATCAATTGTAGATAATGGGTGATCCAATGAACATTTCAATTCATTTCCATTAGAAAACTTTAGATGGATATAACTATCTTTAGTTATTTTGTTTATACCAAAAAAGGATACTAAACCTTCAGGAGAAAGTATTTTGTGTCCTTTTTTGTTTAATACTACGCTTTCAGGAATTGTATGCATTTGTTTAAAATTTGTTCGGGATAATTTTTATATTCCAATTCATCAATATGGAGAACTTCATAACCTTTGAGATTTAAAAATTTGTCTTTTGCTATATCTTTATCTTTATCTTTATGATAATAAGTTCCATCAAATTCTATAATTTTATTATTGAAAATAAAATCAATATGGTATTTTGTTCTATTTAATGAATTAACATATTCTGATAATTTTATAATATCATCATTCTCTATGTACACAATAAACTCCCCATTCAAATCGTGATATTTACAAACATCATATTCAGTTAAATTTAAATTTTTGTAAATTGAATTAAATAATTTTTGAGAAACTACAGATACTCCAAACCCACAATGATTACTTATACAATTTTTACAAATCGATATTTCACTATTTCCATATCCAAGTTTATATGTATAAAATTTTAATGGTGCCTTGCAATAATTGCATTTTTCAATTTTATCTTCACTATAGTTATTAAAAAGACGATAAATTCTTTCAGTAAATTTATTACTCTGTAAATATTGATTTTTTGTTAATTCTAAAATAGAATTGTATAAGTTTTTATCACCTCTAATTATTTGAGTTATCAATCCCCTACTATTCAAATTGTAATCATATTTTTCAAATTTTTTCTTTATGGTTTCGATATCATATTGTTTTTTGGTAAAGGATTTTTTGAAGTATTTTATATCCTGTACTTCTACACCAAATATCAAAGATAATTCTATGGGAGATAAATCTTTATATTCTTCTTTGTTAATATTTTCTTTGATATTTAAATTTACAAAATAATCTATTTCCAAACCATATTTTTTTATAATTTTTGTTAAAGATCCTCTATGAATATTATATTTTTTTGCCGCTTTAGAAACGCTCATAGTTTCTAAATCTTTTTTTAATTCATCTCTCGACGGAATATTGTGTTTATTTTCAAATACTATGGCAGAACTTTCCACTTTTGTTCTTGATTTTATATTAAATTTTTTAAATAAACGAATAATGGGTTGGCGATCTGCATATCCAAAATATATTCCAATCTCATCCAAAGTCATTTTTTTATCACGATACAAATGTTCCAATTGTTCTTTTGTGATATTTTTACTGTTCGTTTTTGAGTTGTTCATATAAATCTCCGATAGATACATCTACTATACCATTATTTATAATAGTTTCAAAAGACAACGATTCAAACTCAACCTTAAATTGCTGCTCACTTGTGTTTGCAATTGTCTGCTCCTTCCATGCTGAGTCTCTACCAGGCACTTCGGACCAATGAACATCTGTAGGCACATATGCGTTTTTGCCTCTCTCAGAATCGTGCCACATACGGTAGAAGTGATTCATACCACGGGGGGTAGAAACAATAATTACCTTTGTTGAATTACCCGAAGAAATGGTGGGATAAACAGACGCAAAGAAGTCATCGGCAATATTATTTGGAATGAATGCAAATTCGTCCAAGAAAATGATGTTGTATGAACCACCACGAACAGCAGATGATGATGTGGAGTTTGCAGAAATTTTTGAACCATTTTCCAATTCTAATGAAGCTTTATTCCAGGATATAATGCCCTGCTGCATCCAATCAGGAAGATTTTCATAAGCAAGTTGCAATCTCCCTAAAAGGTCTCTTGCAGTAGTTGCTTTGTTTGCCAGAATAGCAATATTCACATTATCGTTGAATACTGCATAATGAAGAAGATATGATACACAAGTTGTAGATTTACCTGTCTGTCTCGGCATTTTACAGATATTAAATCTGTTCTCGTGGAAACTGGTAATTAACTTCTCTTGGAACGGATACATTTTGAAAGGTTGTAATCCATGGTCAAGAGTAACAATTTTGATATAATTCAGTGCAAAATATACGGGGTCTTCTTTACACTTTAAGAACTCATAGATTTGCTCTTCGGTCCAATTATGAGGAACATTTGCCCGTTTTAGATTGGGATTACCTAAGTAGATGTTATCAGACATAATTTTTATAAGTTCTTAACATAATTTATAGAAGTAATCATTACTATTTACGACAATTCCTTACAATCAAACCAAACTGGTTACACTGATACCACACTCACAATAACTGAAGGGATTGCTGGAACCACACCTGATGCAGATACTGCCTTTAATCTTATATGTGGATCAGTAGCACTCCA